TCATAGGAACCTTAAATAACCCTATGGCATTTCCATGTTTGCATGTAGCAAGATAACCGTATAACAGCTTCTCTCTATCGCTATACTGTCTTATTTCTTTGTCATCCCAGAAAGAGGATGAAATCAGGCCATATTTTCTTAACATTGGACGATCTCTTTTTTTGTTAAAGGGACTTTGTTTTTAAGAAAATATAGTTAACAAATGGTTAAAGAATGAAAAGAAAGTTGACATAGTGGATTAGACAATAACACACAGGTTGAGAGTTAGGGAAGGGGGAAATAACGCCAGAGTTTAACTACAGCTTATCAAGTAGCTTTATTATTTTTCTATCATGATCGAGTTCATCCAAACAAAAGAATAGATAGCCTACAGGAATCGATATAACGCATCTTTCATACTTTTGAATAGTCCACCAGCTAAAGCCTGTGAACTTCGCTACTTCAGGCAAGGTCAGGCTGTTATCCAGCCTTATTTCCTTTAGCAACGTAGCTAACTTCCTGTTTTTTCTCCTTGAAGTGTTTTCAAAGAGTTTTCTTTCTGGTGTTTTCTTATTCATAGTAACTAAGATTTATTTAAGGGTTATTCTGTTATGATAAACTAAAAATATGAATATATCAAATTATTTGCCTTAATTAGGCTATATGCCTTGACAAGGCACGTAGTGGGTGTTATTATTAAAATATAAGTAGGTTTAGGCAGTATTAATGTGAAACTTTTTAACTTAATTATGGTAATAAAATGATTGCTAACAACATATGGATTAACAACAGAACCTTGGTAGAAGAAATTGAGATTGTTGAAGTAAAGGATAGAAAAGAACTTAAGAAAGTGGTCTTTGATAGGGCAGCAGAGGAAGCTCTCCATTTCATTAATGACGAAGATTCTTTCTATTACGATCATTCTGAGTTCACTTCGAAAGGAAAGAAAGTACACAAAGATTTTTTCAACTCTCAATTAACGGTTTATTAGGGGCTCGTCATGAATAATCACATCAAAATTGATAAAAGATCACTTGAGGAGCAAATTATTTGTTTAAGAGATTCTATCAATGATCTGGGTAAATCAGGTGCAGATACTACCGCCTTAATCAAAACATTGGATGGTCTACGTGTCATTCTTTGGAATTCACAAAAAAGAAACAATTTAAAAAAGGTCAGCTAATGAAAGAAGTAATTATTGAAGCAAAACTCGTACAGGTCTTGCCACAAAAAAACACACTAAAAGATATCTTGGCGAATGACGATACCGATTGGAAAGAATTTTTAGCAACTGCTGAAGAGTCGAAATTTTCGGATGAAGATATAGACACTGCTCTAAATCAATTTGACGAATGGGAAATGATGCTTTGTGGCCTAAAACAAAAGATCAGTGAGCTATCTAATAGGCAGTCTCGCATTAAGGATAGGACGGCCAGTTTAAAGAATTTTATTATTCATATGATGGAGGAGAGGGGGCATAATACGCTTAAGAAACCTTCTTACACTGTGTCTCTAAAAAGACTAAAGCATTCTGTAGTGATTGAGGACGAAAGCGAAATACCTTCAAAATATTTCAAAGTTTCTGAACCGACTCTTGATAAGAAGCTTATCAATGAGGATATCAAAGCCGGTGAAGATATTCCAGGAACGTCAGTACCAACAGGAAAGAAACTATCTCTAAGTATAAGAAAAAATTAACCCAATCTATAAAAAGGATCATCTCATGAATAATCTAACCATTAACTATGCTGACTATCAACTCAACATTATTAGGAATACGTATGCAAAAGCACTAAATAATGATGAATTTGCTCTGTACGTAGAAACTGCAAAGAACTTAGGATTAAACATCTTAAAAAGGCAAATCTATGCACAGGTATACATGGGGAAAGATGACAAGGGGAATTTTACTAAGCGCAACCTAACCTTTATCACTGGAATTGATGGATTAAGAGCCATAGCCTCCAGAAATGGCGAGTATAGAGCCTCTGAAGAGGAGCCGACATATGAATATAGTGAAGAGTTAAAATCAGACACAAATCCGCTCGGAATAGATAGGTGCGTTTGTTACATTCACCAAAAAGAGAGCGATAATGATCACTGGCACAAAATAGCAGGAGTTGCATATTGGGATGAGTTTGCTGTTACTTATTATGACAAGAAAAAAAAGGTCTACAATCTTGGCAGCATGTGGAAAAAAATGCCGCGCCTTATGATTGCAAAATGTGCTGAAGCTCAAGCATTAAGAAAGGGGTGGACGTCTACCAATGGCCTTTATATAGAGGAAGAAATGGGAGGTGCCGGCTTAGACGTGGTTCAGAGACTCGAAGAGCATGACACGCAAAAGAGATTAGCAAGAATAAACTCTAAGGACTCTATTTTAATTGTATGGGATTCAGGCTCGCCTCTATCTTCAGAGCCGATTGTTTCGCTTCTTGGAAAGTTAATGGATAAAATCAATAGCTTTGATAATATTGACGACCTGCGTGACTTTGCGAGGACTAATTCAATGGGCCTAAAGCAGTATTGGGCAAAAAGTCAAAATGACGCGCTTGCTGTAAAAGGGGCTCTGGAGAAGGCTAAGGACAGGCTAAATGAACCGGTCACAGATTGTGACAGGTTGGATAAAAAGGTAGAGCCTATTGTTGTGATTCAAGATCCTAGAGAGGAGACAGGGTGCGCTTAATGGTAAAGAGAAAGATATTGGTTGCCTGTGAGGAATCGCAGGCAGTCACAAGAGAGTTTAGAAAATTAGGGCATGAAGCTTATAGCTGTGATATTTTGCCTTGTTCAGGAGGGCATCCTGAGTGGCACTTGCAACAAGACGTTAGGGAGTTACTTAATCAAAAATGGGATATGGTTATAGCTTTCCCGCCTTGTACTGACTTAGCAGTCAGTGGGGCGCGGTGGTTTAAAGAAAAGATAAAAAATGGACAACAGAAAAAATCAATTGAGTTCTTTCTTTTATTTACAAAATTAAATTGTCCTTGGGCTATAGAAAATCCAGTTGGGATAATGAGTTCTATTTTCCGTAGACCGGATCAAATTATTCAGCCTTGGCAATTCGGGCACGGTGAAACTAAAGCAACGTGTTTGTGGCTAAATAAAATTCCGCTTCTATATCCCACGAATATTGTTGATGGTAGAGATCAAAGGGTATGGAAAATGCCGCCCTCAAAGAACAGGACAAAGCTTAGAAGTAAAACCTTTTCTGGAATTGCCGAAGCAATGGCTAAGCAATGGTTAAGTAATGGGAAAGGAACTTAATAGTAATGAAAGTTGACACTCAACTAAATTCAACTTATTGTCCCACACAAAGCATAACAGGAGATGAATTGATTAACCTCTTATACCCCATCTACTTTGCCATTCTAGCCCTTTTATATATAAAACTAGTATTAGGATGTGTATTTAGTTGCAAGGCTACTAAAGTCAAATTGACAAGATTTGGAAAGGGTTTGTTAATTATTCCTTTTTTTCCAGTGCTGCTTTTACATCGAAAAGGTAGAAAAAAAATAGTAAAATTAATTAAATAAAAGAGATCTAAAATGAAAAGAATAATCTTAGGACTATCATTATTAACGCTTGCTTCATGCGGTGAAGTTATAGATTCAGGCCATCGTGGAGTTAAAAAGCACTTAGGTAAGGTGAAAGAGGAAAGCCTTGTTGAGGGGTTCTATTTTTACAATCCCATTACAACCTCAATTTTTGAGATAGATGCTAGGATTAAGGCTATTACGTTAGAAACTAAAGCCTATACAAAGGATGTTCAACAAGCTGGAATTACATATGTTGTTAATGTGAGTCTGGTGCCTTCTAAAATTCATATTTTATTTAAAGAATATGGAGTAAGAGGAGAAGGAGCACAGTCTTATGATCTTCAAAGCAAAATTATCCTTCCCATTGCTTCTGCCGCGGTTAAGTCAGTCATAGGTACCTGGAATGCGACTGATGTGATTTCCAACCGCCAAAAGGTAACTAGTGAAATTCTCGCTCTAATTAAAGAGAAGTTTAAGGGTAAATATATAACCGTCTCTAACATAGAGATAACGAGCATTAATTATGCTGATAAATTTGAGAAGGCTGTAGAAGATAAAGTTGTAGCTATTCAGAAAGCGCAGGAAGCAAAAAACAATACCGTTAGAATCAGAGAAGAAGCTGAGCAAAAAATCATTAGTGCAAAAGCTGAGGCCCAATCTATGAGAATTAGAGCTAATGCATTGTCAGCTAATAAAAGCCTCGTGCAATACGAAGCTGTGCAAAAGTGGGATGGTAAGCTTCCTACTTATACCGGTGGTGGTGCTATGCCGTTTATTAAGCTTAAGTAGGTGGCGTGATTATCACCAGTGGTGGCGTGTAATAAAACGCCAATCTGTATTAAAAGTTGACAGACTTTACTGCATGTGTTACTATTTTTTTATTAAAAATGGGGTTTTATGACATATTTAACTGAAGCGGCAGAAAGCAATAACATGCAGGAAGTCAAAAGACTTTTGAAGTCAAATTCTGGCATTGATGAAGTAGACCAGTATGGCGCTAGTGCACTATTAAACGCGGCATGGTGCGGAAACATTGAGCTTGTTAAATTTCTATTAGATTCTGGTGCTGACATCGACCTTGAAGACAACGATGGAGAAACGGCTATTTTTTACGCTGTGCAAAATACAAAAACCAACATCAAGGAAAAGTACAAAATGATGAAGTTTTTGTTAAAGCACGAGGCCGATTGTAGTAATAAGAATAAGCATGGTAGAAATATAATTCAAACCATTGAAGATCAGGGCGATTTAAAGATTCTTTATACCCTTTTTAATGTGGCTACTACATACAAGTCAGATAGCAACTTGCCTATTTGGGGGCAAATAACGCCATACCTATCACCTTATAATTAATTAAAATGATTTCACATGATAAGTCACGAAGATGTTTTTGCTGGAAAAGTTTTAAAAAAACTTAGAATTAATAAGGAAATAAGCATACGAGGCTTAGGGAAAGAGCTAGGGCTGTGCTACGAATCAGTTAATAAATACGAAAAAGCCAAATGCTCATTAAACCTTAAGAGGATATCTAGCATATGCGATTTTTTTGATGTTGAGCCGAATATTTTCTTCAAAAGAACGCATGAGCGTGAAGATGCTGTGATAGAAATAAAAATAGATAAGGATTTCTGAATACTGGAGGTGGAAAGGTATAAAATTGCCATCTCATATCCTTAAAAAAATCCCACCTTCAGTACTATAAAAGCAAAGGCATACGGTTTATGACGACCATATGTCAAATAATATAAAATATTTGCCTCATTATTGCAACTAAATATTGCTGTACAGGTAGTAGTTCTGACCACCATTTAGGATAAAAAGTAATGATAACACCCGATTCTGTAATATATATATTGGCTCAAGATTTCAATATAGATATTGGAGATGAAAATGACATTTGCGGTTTAGTTCGCGGCCTTGAAAAGCGTAAAAATGATTTACAAGAATTAATACATACATTGGAAAGAATTCATGGACTTAAACCCAAATAGAGAGTTACAAGATATAATATCTAATGGTGACTTAGAAAAGCTAAAACGCTTACTTGAAAACGGCTTAGATCCCGACACTAAAATAGGTGCGGATACTCTTCTAACCAAAGCTGTAAGGTATGATAATATTATAATGGTTAAGCTTCTTGTTGAGAATGGGGCCAGCCTTACAAAAAATGACTATTTCGGGAGGAATCCCAGAATAATTGCAAAATTACTTAAAATGCATGACATAGAGAAGTATTTACGAAGAAAACAATCCTCAAACTATTAACTCAAAATGCGGAAGGTCAAAAAACGTTTGATCATTTAATTCATTATTCCCGTTCCAATCGCCACCCCATCTAATGCCAATCCCCTTGCTTATTGCTATGCCCTTTACTAAGCCAGCAAAATAATAAAACTCCCCCAATTCTCTGGATTGGAAAGCTAGTTTACTTCTTGATTTAAAATCAAGGGTGCCCCAATTATTCGGGAGGGGGTAGGGAATGACATCTACTGCTATAGAGGGGTAAACATTGTGTTTACTTTGTCCGGCCTTCTTTTTGCTCTTGCCGGCGTTATAAAGCTTGGTTTGTTTCTCATTGTTTCTGTGCCCCTCAAGAATAGAGCAATCATAATAATGAATTACTGTGCTAAACAAATTAATCAATTTAACGTCACAAGTTGCTAACTCATCCTTAGATTTTGTGCCAAATGCATACATAGTAAATTACCCTGTAATGAATTACCCTGTAATGGATTACTCTGTAATGGATTACTCTGTTTTACAGCGTTTTTCCCACTCTTGATTATAATCATCAATCTGTCTAAGTGTTGCGATTGATAGCTTATTATCAAGTTCATCTTCGGTGACTGTAATTGGAAGTCCCCAAAGGCAAAAATTATTAACGGGTATAGTTCCTACGCATCCGCTCCCTAACAGCATCATCACTGTCAGTGCGGCGTTTCGCACGGTCTTTAGTGGTTTTAAGCGCATCATCAACAGAGCTCTTTAAAATTTTAATTTCTTTTGCTTTATAGCCTTTGCGGTAAATATATGCAACTACACCTGTCACACTACCTAAGCAAATAACAGCAATTATTGACTTTAAAATAAGTCCTTCAATCATTTCTTATCCTTATTTAATCGTCCTTCAAATACACCAATTCCTAGCAAGGTACCGCCTGAAACCAGAAAAAGGTTAACAATGCCAAGGGCTGTCGCTGCGTCTTTGGCCTCACCAACTAAGCTGAAGGCAAACAATACACTAGAAAATAATAATCCCATAGACAATATTATTGCGCCCCAAAGCCTTTTAGAGGATTTATTTCCGCTTGAATCTTGTAAAAAATTATTTGTCATAAAAGTTCCTTATTTTATGTTTGTTAATCGTCCTCTGGCAACGTTATATCCAACTCACCTAACCTATTTACCCAATCTTGCTCAACTAAAAAGGTTTCAAGATCAGGGCGTAGGGTTGTGTTGGTGTCTGTCACCTGGGTTGTCATATTAAGCCCATAATGTATATTTGTATCAGCTACATCTTTAACAATGAAATATGTATCATTATCAGGTTTGTCTATTGTATGTGTCATTATACTTGTCCTCCGTCGGTTATTGTCCAAAAATTAGGGGTTGCAATCAGCGCGGCCCTTGCAGTAGCCGCAGCACCAGCAGAAAATTGACTATTGCCGCCGTGGAAAGGTACTGAACTTTGAACCGCTTGCCCCTCCCAGCTAATTAGTAAAGCGTCGTAATTTGTTGTTGATAGCGTAGTATCCAAAAACATAGTTGTTGCTGAGGTTAGGCTTGTCACAACCCAATTATCAAAAGGTTGATCGAACAACGGCGCATTCCTAAATGCACTATCAGCATCGGTCACACTACTCACATCTATAGAGTTTAGATTCTGATTGTAGACATTGGAATTTCTAAAGAGACTTTCTATTTTTACAACCGCACTCCAGTCCCAAGAGGTGATAGATGGGATTGATGTAAGAATATTACAGTTACGGAAAGCACCTTTCATGTCTGTAGTGCCGGATAAATTAAGAATATCCGTGGCGGTTATTAACATGTTCACGCAACCCCTAAAGTATTCCGTTGCATTTCCGAGCCTAAAGTCACTACCCCATTGCAATATATCAATTAGTTTAGCTCTGTCGCCACCATCAGCAAATGTAAACCCTTCAAACTGTCCGGTGATTTTTACGGTGAAGGTTCCTATTGATGTGTAAGTGTGAGTCCACCGAACGTCATTAAAGGTGGTAAATCCTGTTTCTACGTTACCATCGCCCCAATCAACTGTAGCATTATACGTTCCTGCTGCATCAGTCGGTATCGTAATTTGATCGTCATTAGATGTTCCTGTATTATCTGTTGTCCATGTGGATTCAAAACAAGCTGAACCTCCATCCGTTATAGTCCAACCATCTGAATCAATCATATTCTGCCGTGCAGCAGCACCATCGCAATATTTTGCTGTTCCTACGCCAAACAATACGTTTGGCTGTAAGGTTAATGCGTTCCAGGCTATTAACAATAAATCATAGTTTGCATCACTGAATGAGGTATTCTCTAAGAAGTTCGAAGCCCCTGTTACATTTTGAACTTGCCAGGAAGAAAGATCCGAATTGAACAATGGACAATTCCTAAGCATAAAGCTGATGTTTGTTGCAGAACCTACGTTCCAAGATGATAAATCTGACACGAACAACGCACAACCACTGAACATTGCAAAGAAGCTCGTTCCTAAAGCTACATTCCAAGATGATAAATCTGACACAAATAATGCACAACCACTGAACATTGATATAAAAAGCGTTCCTGAAGCCACGTTCCAAGAGGATAAATCTGACACAAATAATGCACAAGCACCGAACATCCCTGAAAAATTAATTCCTGATGCTACGTTCCAAGATGACAAATCTGACACAAATAATACACAACCCTGAAACATGAATGAAAAATCCGTTGATGCGGCTACATTCCAAGACGAAAGGTCTGACACAAACAATGAGCAACCATTAAACATCTGTCTAAATGTAAGGTTTGCCGAAACGTTCCACAAACTCAAATCTGACACGAACACTGAGCAACCCTCAAACATAAATTTGGGGTTGCTCATTGACGAAACGTCCCACAAGCTCAAATCTGCTGAAAACAACGAGCAACCAAAGAAGAACGATTGGAATTGAGTTCCGCTTGAAACATCCCAAGAATTGATATTTTGAATATTTGTTAATGACGTACAATTTCTAAAGGTGGATGCAAAGTTAATCACAGCAGAAACATCCAAAACATCAGAAACATTGGATAGAGTTAGATTTGCACAACCGGAGAAAGCAGAGCCACCGTCTCCTAATCTGAAATCTGGCCCCCATACTATCACTTCAAGGATTTTTAATTTATCACCGCCATCAGCAAATTGGAACCCTTCAAATTGTCCTGTAATTGTTACGTTATAAGTTCCTGCACCACCTGCAAACGTGTGTGTCCATCTTGCGTCATTAAACGTAGTAAACCCTGTTTCAACAATGCCGTCACCCCAATCAACTGTCGCGTTATACGTTCCTGCGCTTGTCGTTGGTATCGTTATTTGATCGTTATTAGACGTGCCTGCGTTATCTGTTTGCCAACTAGAACCAAAGCAAGCGGAACCACCATCTATAAATGTCCAACCATCCGAATCGATCATGTTCTGACGTGCAGCAGCACCATCGCAATATTGTGCTGATCCTGCGTTAAATGTTAAGTTTGGCTGCAAAGTTTGCGCGTTCCAACCAATAAGTAATAAATCGTAATTTTCATCACTGAATGAGGTGTTGGCAAGGAACAGGTTGAAACCGGTTTTCCCCGAAACGTCCCAAGACGACAAATCAGAATCGAATAAAGTGCAATTCCTGAACATTTCGCTAAGAGCATCGGCTGAGGCTGCTGAAATATTCCAAGCTGACAAATCTGATTGAAATAAATTTTGACCCCTAAACATTGCGCTAAACGTCCTTGTGGCATTTCCGGCACTGACATCCCAAGCCGACAAATCGCCAACAAAGACGTCCCCATCCCTAAACATAGCCTCAAAGGTCAAACCGGAACTAACATCCCAACCGGACAAATCGCCACCAGTAAATGATGATATTTGAGCAAAAGTTCTAGCAAAACTGGTGATACCCGAAACATCCCATAATTCAATATTGTTTATTGAGGTTAAAGAATCGCAACCGACAAACGTATTGTTTAAAGTAGTGCTTCCAGTTAAATTTAAAACATCAGAAACATTTGTTAGAATAAGATTTTCGCAACTATGAAATTGACCTGCGGTGTTGCCTAATCTAAAGTCTTGACCCCATTGCGTTATTTCTAGGATTTTTAATTTATCACCGCCATCGTTAAAGAGAATCCCCTCAAATTGTCCACTAATCTTTACTGTGAATGTTCCTGCTGATGGATAGGTGTGTGTCCATCTGGCATCATTAAAGGTGTTGAATCCGGTTTCAACTACACCATCGCCCCAATCAACTGTAACGTTATTGTAGGTTCCTGCTGCGTCTGTAGGTATAGTGATTTGATCGTTATTAGACGTTCCAACGTTATCTGTTTGCCATATGCTTGTGAAATCCATAGCACCCGTTGGGGAAACTGAGGCACCAGGATGAAAGAGAAGTTGGCTCGACATTGTTATATATATTCATAATATATTCAATGGCAACTTCAGGGCTATTTTAGCAAAATATTTGTAATTAGCAAACTAGTATGTTTACTTTTCTAGACGATCTCTTAATCGTATGACTTCTCTGTCAAGTGAGGAGAGCTTATCTTGTATCTCTACTTCCAGGTGTATAACGGCTTCTGAGAGCCTTTGAATATTAGTTTCTGTTCTTACGGTGATTTCATTTAACTTGAGGACTGAAAGGAAAAAGAATCCAGAAATTCCCGCCATAACAGCCAACACCGCAAGCCCTACGCTTAGAATAACCGAAGACTTCCACCAGTCGCTAATAGTGGCATTTGTATATTTTCTGATCTTTTCTTCGAATTTGTCGCTATTTATAATTTTCCAGAACTGTTCTTGTGTTAATTCGCGTGATTCTTTTTCTTTGCCGTCTTTTATATTATTAATTAAGTTTTTCATTTTTTATGTGACGAATGTATTTATTAAAAAAGGTAAAGCAATTAGTATTTATAGACCATTTTATCCTAATATTACATCTTAAAGCCTGAATATTTACGCTTTTTATGTGTTTTAATATGTCACTTTTTTTAGAAATATATTCACGTTCTATTAAAATTCCACCCTTGAAGAGAAATTGCCTACCATTGATCACCATTGATTGTGAGCCGTAAGGGTTTGTAATGAGGGCGCAGGCTATCCCGACAACATTTTTAGGAGCTTTGTACACAACATATGTCTTACCATCTTCGTAAGCGTCCCCTGCTTCCGTATACGATCTGATACACAGAAATATAAAATGAGGCACAAAATATATGAAGAATATTATATTTGTTATCAATGCTAATGCAAAAATATCATTTTCATAATATTGGCTAATAGTTAAAATTATATAATCCAGAGCAAACCAACAGGAAATTATAAAAATGGCAAAGCTGATAATCTTATTAAGCGTTTGCCTGTATTCTATAGAGATGAAGAGCGTGAAAGCTAGAATGATACAATTAAATAATATTGTTAAATCCCAAGCCGCCCATGCCGCACCTAGATTCAAAAACTTCCCTACTATCATTTGGAGGCTATTAACAAATAGAAATAGTATTAAATTTATTAATATCAAATTCTTACGGCTTACGTCTAGCAGGCCTCTTTCTTGAAGGTCTTTGAGCTTTAGGCTCAGCCTTTCCTTTAGGTTTTTTAACATTGTTTGATCCTTTTTTTGTGGGCTTATTATTATTACTCATAATTGTTAATAACGATTTAATTATACTATTAATTTATATTGTCAACTTTTAATTCACTTAATGATTTGTAATTAGATTATTTGAACTTTATTATTTTTACAGCACAATATACTTCTATCACTCCGAAACCTGCCGCCACTCCAAAACCATTAGTTGCTTGTGTAACTACGCATCTATGCTGTATTTCAAAAGTTTTAGTACTCGCAATGGTAAATATACCGTTGCACGGGCCAGGTTGCGCACCACCACTACCAGCACCAACATTTAGACCAATAATAACATCACTAACATCTGTAATATTACGCAATTTAAGTTTATGAGTATTCACATCATTAACGGAACCAAGGGCTTCTATTTCGTAAGTGCCCTCTGGTAATATTATTTGATCAGAACTTAATGATGCGCCTGTTATAGTATTTATAACAACGGTGTTCAAAGTTCTAGTCTGCCACGCACCTGATGTAAACGTACCTCCTTGCGTTCCACTCGTCTTTTGATCTTCAACTATGATGTAATAATTTTGATTAGTAGATAAGGTTAATGGAGTTACAGCTTTAACATTATTTGTACCTGTATCAACCTCTGCCTGACTTGCAACTTCAATACTTAATGTGTTTTCTAACGGAAATTGAGAAAGGACATAACCGGAAGTTGTTGTTTCGGTTATAAATACAGGAACTACAAACTCTCCAATAGTAGTAGGCTTTGTATTTGTTATAGCGCCAGGTGTTATCGAGCTCAAATAATAAGTATCTCCAGCAATTAATCCAGTTACAGTGTCTATAAAACCAACCTGTGTAAGTACAAAGTCATCACCCTGTACTGATTCAACCATCCCTACAACCTGAGAATTTGCCTCTGTATCGGCCTGAGCTTTTGTAAAGTCAGTAGAAGTTCTTCTAATAACATCCCCAGCTACAAAACCATGAGACGTTTGAGTTACTGATTTTGTGAATTTATCAACAGAAATACTTACAATTATGCTTGATAATCTAAAGTCTGCCCCATCGTAAAATAACTCAAGCTTTATGCCTGCAAATATTTCACCGCCGACAAGAGGAGAACCGGATTGATCAAGGATTGCTTTAGATCCTATTCCAACTACGTCAATATTAGAAGCGCCAGTATTGTCATTTCCTGGCACGAATCTTACCCTCATACCAGTTGTATACTTAACAGGCGCTCTTTTTGTAGATAATGCCCCCAATGTATAACTATTTGCTGAGCCACTATCTAAGAAAAAATCACCATCACCTGAATATGTCGCAATAGCATCACCCAACTGATTGAGATCGCCGCCTGCTACAACTTCAGAAATACTTGTGATGACATTATTTATTTCATTTTGACTGCCGTTTAACCAATTATCCTGTACAGCCGGAGGGCTATTATTTACAAACGGAGAGCCGGCCGAATTTACTACACCCATAACTAGAACCTAATTTAAAATTATTACTTTTAGTGGAGTCTAAAAGCCAAAATAGACTCCACAAACTTTTTTGTGGAGCCTAAAAGCCAAAATAGACTCCACTAAATTCTATAAATATAATACAAAACTTATCACTCTTCTTAAAGAAGAAAGTAAATAAACTGCCATTTATGTTTTATTCAAAAATATAATCTTAGTATTTGCCGGCTTTAACTTATTTAAAACACACTGCAATAAACTACCGCCTCCGTCCCCTGGAATGAATGGTACATCATAGGGTGGAACATTTGGTACGGCGTTTGTTGCCTCAACCACAAATATAAATCTAGACTCTGGAGCGCTTTGAGGAATAAAAGGCACAGAGTAAGGAGGAAACGCTCTATCTCTCAAAGGATATATCTCTATATCAGCAAACCCTAACAATATTCCTATATTAATGAAATCAGGTAATGTTTGAACGTTCATGTTAGCTAATTTTAAAACTACATTTGCCCTTCGCTGCTCTAACGTCCCATTATTACTAAAACACGAGTCTGGAATACCTACAGCACTTTCCCATTCTCCAATCAGATTTACAGTTTGTGGAATGAAATGATTAAAAATTATCGCATTCATCAAGTTATCCACTCTTTCTAACTCTGGAGCCAGACCTTTAATGAGCTTAAATAGATTCTTATCTTCTATGTCCTTTGCATGCATAAGAGTCCCGTTAGGGAAAAACTTCGCAAGAATTTGCCTTTGTATTTCTATGTTTTTTTTATCAAAAAGATTAGCCATTTTATAACAACGTTATTTATAAGAAGGTTATTGTTCCAATAATTGCTAATTCTGCATCGTTAATTACAATGTCACCCACCGGAGTTGCTAAATCAAAATCCGTTACTTTGTCTCCAGTCGCAGGATCTATAGTTTGAAAGATCGTAGATTCATAAAATGCTTCCACAATATCCTGACCAAGAGATGTTTCATCTATAAATAATGCTATCAGATTGTTTGTTACAGCGTCTTTCATCGTGCTCGTATTCGGTGTAATGGAGTTGAAGGTAAAATCAACCGGAACCGCTATAGGCGCCGCTACTATCAAATCAACCGAAGCGGTATTTACAGGCATTATCTGATCAACCAGAGCTTGCTTTGCTGTATTAACCTCACTCGCGCTAGGTATGATATTTGCGTCATTATCTCTGGTAAAGAATACCCTGGTAATACCAGGCGGTATAGTTGGAGTTAAAATTATCGTTCCTGTTGCTGGAGTCGTTGGTGTTCCTGTTACTAAGTAGATGAAATTAAGCGGATCAATAACTAATACTTTTTCAGCAACGTTGTATTCTGATTGATCGGCTCCAGAAATCCCCCCAACCATTCCATCTTCCATGTTGTGATTCGTTCCTGTTGTAACGGTGGCAACTCCACCTGATCTTACTACTGTTGAAACACTTATGCTATCCAGTGAGTCGTCAGGGCTCTGTACAAAAACTCTAGTATTTCCTGGTATAGACCTGACCACTCTAACAATCTGATCTCTATTAAACTGTGCAACAGGATTTTGATAAGCATCTATAACCCTTTCTCTATAATCTTCATTGCTCTCAATGTCTGTACCGCCTCCAATTTCTCCAAATTGCACAAAACCAGTGGTGTTAAGACCTGGGATGCTTGCAGAAATGGAAACATTACTACCAGAAACTAGATTTTGATTTTGACCGAAATCAACTGATTCTAAAGGAACAGAAGCCGCATCAAAGGTAATTTGTATGGTTCCTGTAGCAGGAGTTGTAGGGCTGCCAGTCACATCATATGTAAATTGATCAGCGGCAATAACGACTATTGTCGGTGTAAGATTATATTCTGGTTGGTCAGCGCCATTAATAGCAACGGTTATTCCTGTAGCTATCGGCTGTGAGTCATCTACTAAAGTTACTGTTGCGGTGGTTGCCGTTCTAGTAATAGACAGCACAGAAGCAACAATCTGAATTACATCCACCGATGCAGTACTTAAAAATGCTAGTCCCTCAGCATTCTGAAATTGAGTGCTATTTGGTATGTTAACTCCAACCGTTCCTTCGATTGTGATACTTCCTGAAGACTTGGTTGCTGGGTTCCTTGTTATCTTCTTTAGCGCCCCCCATCTATCAAGAAATTCTCCTGTTGCAGTATCAGGAAAGATTTGACTAATCAATATTTCTAAGTTTCTATAAAAGTCGAATACTCGTGAGCCATATGCGTCAGTTAGAACAGCTATGAATGTTTGTTTGAAAAACACATCAAACTTAGGTAGCTGCTCTTGAGTATCAGTCTTTATTCTATCAGTAACTTGCTTTTCATTTTCAGGGAAATTAAAATCCGACATCTTGGTTTGAACTTAGTTATTATTAATGATAGTAAAATTTGCAGAAATTATATTATAATAATCATTTTTTATCTACTAAAAGGTTCTGACATGACCGATATAGCTTTATTTCAAACCGAGTCACAATTTTTTGACTTTGAGATTGAAAACGGTGATTTTAAATTCACGCAGGGGCTAGATAGCGCTATTTTAACCTCTCTTTTCTTGGAAAAAAGAGCAGATAAAAGTGAAGTACCTAGACCAGAATTACGTAGAGGGTGGATAGGCAATCTGTCTAATCAAGATCCTACCTTTGAGAAGGGCTCCAAACTCTGGCAACTTGAGCAAGCTAGATTAAATCAGGATAGCTTAAATAAGGCGGTTAATGAGGCTCAACTATCGCTCCAATGGCTTGTTGACGATGGACTTTATATAGAAATAAGAGTTAGCGGTGAAATTAGAAGAGCATCAGATAGCATAAGATTGCAAATTGTATTTGTTCAAAGCGCCTCAGAGACAGAAACTAGATTTTTTGATCTACTGATAAATACTGGAGATACCATCCCTGTAAGAATTGTATAACCCTGTAATAAAAGTTGACAACAATTGCTTGCTATACTAGGTGTCTAGCCCGTATTTCAATACGCACTAAGTGTGACAAAAAGTTTCTTTTAGCCGCTTCAATTAATTGTTTAAACAACATATTCCGCCCACCCCTCACTAACAAAATTAGCAGCAACATAATCGGCCAAATCAACGAGCCCATCATATACATCTTGCTTCGTTCCATAGGTCAACACAACATCAACCTCAATTAATTTCTTCTGTATTTGCGAACGCTCTTCAACCTGAGTGATAACTATTTCATACTTGGTAATCAAAGTGCTTACAGTCAATGGTGTATTTAATGTAATGGTACTACCGGAAACGATGTACTCACTAGAATCAAAACTTTTCTTTCCAGGGTTATTCATTTTACCGAAAACTATCTCATCTCTATAAGACAAAAGTGATACATTTAGATTGTAATTATCCTCAAAGCTAAAACTATAAGTAAACGCATCTTGTCCCTGAGCGGCCTCTATGATTTGCATACCAGTTCTTTTTACTGGTCGACTAGTATAAATTTTGCCTTTATCTTTTTTTAATTCATTGAATTTAGGCAGTATTTTAATTGAGCTCATGATTTTAATCTCGTTATAGGTCTTCTTACTTTAAATAAACTGCTATCATCAAAGTCGGCTAAATCTTCTCTCATGATAAAAATATTAGTTTTCACAGCATTATAAGCAAAAAGCGGTTCGTCAAAATTCTCAATATACTCCCCACCTTCTGTATCATAATCAACCAGATTGCTATAACTGTCTAAACCATAATAAGCTATAACTATCCCCGTTTCATTTATAACATCTATCCGCTGTCCTGAAAAATCATTGCTAGTAATAGTAGCTAATCCTTGCCATGTGGCAGGGGAGTCATCACTAATAAATGCGGTTGGTATAATAAAGCTATTAAGAACGCTATTAGATATGATAAAGGTGCCAGCATAGATAGAAGTTGGTAAAACTGCGGTATCACCATTTTGCAGTCCATGAGAATTGGATGTAACTTTCGTTTCAGTCCCTCCGCTTGCGGTAGAAAATTTTGTAATATCTCCTATCTTTGAGATGAGAGTAGGATCTAATTCCGCAGTCGGGCTAATTGTAAAGCTGCCCGCGCGTGAATCGGTCAGTAGAATTATGTTAACTGGTGATATAGCTGCGGTTCTCTCTCTAACGAAAGGAGTATCAATATTATTAACATCAAGACCCGCCGTTGTTCCTGTGAGCAATTCTATTTCTAAACCAGAGCTTGCCAAAGGATTTATAGATATACCTTGATCTACAGGAAAGTTCATGGCCCCCATAGTTAACCAGGATGAATATATAGCATTATCTCCACGAGTTATAGGAAATGGAGTGGATTTTGCCTCATCTATATTGCCGGCTGTAAAGCTCAAGAATCCTAATTGAATAAAATCCCTTTGTTCAAAAGCAGTTAAAAAAGGTAAATCATTATCTATAGTAACCACGGTGCCAGATTGATTTACAGCTACGATAACAAAGCCTTCAGAAGATATGGGAGTTAAAGCCGTTTGGGCGCTCCATTCAACAGTTATAGGAGTTGTGTTTCCTAATGCAGAATTGTCTAGAAACAACCCCCTGCCTTCCAATACATCAAATTTTGTAGAATCACCGCCATTGATTTGAATAACTTGAGAAAAGTCTCCATCTATTGAAATAACCCCATTATGCATAGCGCCTAAAACGGCATAAAAGAAATCTGATGTAGAAAGGGTAAAATCTCCCGTGCCCTGCGTCCCTGGAGATGATATATCTCCACCTCCTGACAAATTTAACCCAGTTCCATTAATCGTACCGCTAACATCAAGATCACCAAGAATAAAAACAGTATCATTAGGATCAAACGTTATATCGCCTGTAGTTGCCATATTATATTCGCCGCTGGTACCAGCCGTAACAATAACGTTACCAGCACTTAAAGCGTAATTACCTGTATAAACGCCTGTGAATTCATTACCAAGAACATTGTGATTGCCACCCATAGTAAGATTATAGTCTTGATCTATGTTGATGATGTACTCGCCCTTTACAGTAAGGATAACATCACCATTAGCAGCGTATTTTACATGACTTCCCGATATCGGATTTCCATGTATAACTTCGCCACTAAGAAGACCTTTAAACCTTGACTCATAATGCTCAAGTATTGCTATCTTATTAGCTTCGTCCCCCTGGATATTGAACATTAAAGCTAAAGAGCCTATAGGGGCGTTTGCATAGATTCCATAAGGATACATCGTGGTCACATCAGAAGTTTGTCCAAGATATGTTACTTGAGCCCTTGAGAACTTACGATCATCCTTAAGGACAAGCGTGACGCCAGAAAATTTTATTAAATTCATAACCTTGCTTTTTACCTTACTAAAAGCCTGGTTAATTGTTTTAGTTAGTCCTGTGTTTTTCATTTATTCACTAATCCTTTCCAAAGAAATCTAAATTGCCTTCTTTATCAGACACGTCCGCTCTAGCTTCTTCGTCTCTTTCCAATTTATAAGAATCTTTATCAACACAACTAAGTGTTGTTATAGAACCGCCGTTTATACCAATACTATAAGTAACTGATTTTATTAAAAGCTCTGTATCGATATCAGCCAGAATATCTTTCACTTGAATTAACAAATTAGGCTTCCACAATACAGTTTGCTTTTCATCTTGAAAGAATCCCTGTAAATTTGCAGTATATGTGGTTGCCCTTGCTATTCTAATGCTTTTTTCCCACTGAGCGCGTTCCTGGCAAGTGAAATCATCGGAAGAAGACTCAGCTATAATTTGTAACCTTCTTGTGCTTCTTATGCTTGAGTCAGTGGCCCTACCTTCCTGATCACTTACCTTTCCTGCAACTGTTTCTCCAAAGAAACTTGTATTGTTGAATGTAGTGTTTAACTGAGATTTTACTATATAGGTATTGAATTTTTCAGCAGCATTCTTCAAGTATGATGATGATAATACATTATTCGTATTATTTGATGAGTCTTTGACTAAGGCAGTTAATGCCTTCTTAGCTGAAGCCCTGGTGATAACAAGATTGCCCTCACCATCATTAGTTAATAGCACCTGTCTTTTTCTAGCATATATTTCTAAGAATTCAAATAATGTTTCATCTGTAGTAGCGCTTACAAACTCATTAGCGTTAAATGGAGCTATAGAAGGCGCCTCATTAATGATCTTGATGTTTGATAGGCCATTGTCATCTAAAACCCTTCTAGCTATCGCTTCTAGCGTGACGGGGGCATTAAAAGTCTTTTGCCCTATCAGAGAGCTATCTATAATATCACTGGTTAAGCCTCGCCCATTTATTGTTATGGCATGGCCGTTAGAGTTATCCTCACCAGCAATTGAGTCTACAAAACCGGTTAATATAGCCTCTTCATTTATTTCTACTCGAACTTTATCGCCAGTTTTTATAGGATAAAATGCACTTAAGTTTTTTAAATCATAAGTCAAATTTATATTAAATGCGCTGGTTGCTTGCTCAATGCTTCTTTGCACACTAATAGACTTAAAGCCTGTAAAATCGACATTGTTTATTTGCAGGGTTATCATAAGGATAAAATTTTAATAGTTCCTTTGGCTACTAGAGCATCATTTGCATTATTTAAATCAATAATCGCATCGGTGTTGTCAGAGTTGCCATATAGCGTATAACTTAAGACCGAATAGGGGATAGAGTTAGTTTTAATAGTCGTCACACGCGAAACATTCAGTAATTGATTATTCAGAAAGATTCTTAATTCATTTCTCGCGTTTAAAATCTTGGTTAAAGTTGCGTCAGATAAGTTACTATTGTTATTGATTGAATTATACTGCTCTTCAAGACTCGCCCTTAATCCATTCAGTTGTTCATCATTTTTAAAAGTAACTTGAGTAGTCGTAATGTAATTTTGCATTAAAGAAACCGATCTAACTACGCTATTAATTATTTTTCTATTAGTTTCTCTTTCCTGCCTATTTAATGTCGTAGTATCAATCTCAGTGTCGTCATCTCCAAAATCAAATAAGTCTGATGATATCTCTATTTGATTGGTTGGATTCTCCGCAACATTATTAAAGTCATTCAGAGTTGTAAAAAGATTATCAGCCTGATCAGATTCTTTAAATATATTTTGTATTATATTGTCGATGTACTTTTCTAATGAAGCGTTAAATATGGATACATTCTCCTGATTTAGTGGAACTGCAATATTATCAATTGTTAGCGCCTCAGCAATCTTATTAAACTTATCTACAGCATCATTGAAATTTATAAAAGACGTTCTCGTTACATTGTAAATGTCTATAAAATCTTCCTTTATAGAATCAATAACATCTTGGCTACGATCTACTAATAAATTCTTATTGTTTGTAGTTTGAATTGGAAAAACTGGAGCCTCAACACGCTCAAAAGCCATGCTAAAAGTAGCCTTGCCTAACGTGGTTTGGCTTTCTTTGATTGTGAATAACTTGTTAATAACATTAACAGAGCCATAGAGCCCATGCACTAGAATCCCTATTCCCTCTTCATCAAGGGCCGATCTTAACCGATCTCTTAACTGAAAATATTCTTGTCCACTTCCGTGGATAATTCCTATAATACTAAACTTATCCTGGAAGCGCCCTAGATCTTCAAAAACACGTCTTGAGGTCAAAGGAAATTCGTGCGTGACGCCTTTTCTTCCCGATTCAAGGGTTGATTCGCCAGCAATTAAAAAGGGAACGCCCCGAAAAGAGGAGTTATATAAATTGTCAAAAACCATTATCCCAGCACAATTAAAATTCTACTGGATTATAGATTAATTAAAATGGAATGTCATCAGTCGCATATTGATCAGTTGTCGGTGCTTCTTGCTTATATTCATTCTGTTGCTCGCCCTTAGAGTTTTTGTTATCTGAGAGCATTACTAGCTTCGCGCTATAGCCCTGTAAGACAACTTGAGTTGTGTAGCGTTCCACTCCCTGCTTGTCTGTCCATTTGTTTGTGCTTAAAGCGCCCTCAACATAGACCTTAGAGCCCTTGAATAAATATTTCTCGACTATTAGTGATAGGCTATCTGAGTAAATTACTATTGAATGCCATTCGGTGTTTTGTCTTTTCTCATTCGTGCGTTTATCTGTCCAACTGGTTGACGTAGCTATAGAGAATGACGCTATGCGTTTTCCCTCTTGGGTGCTTCTTATTTCAGGGCTTCTACCTAAATGGCCTATTAATATAACTTTATTGACTGAACCGGACATGATTTATAGTATTTTAATAATCTAAAGGTCTCATTTATAACACTCCTTTTAAAGAATTTATACTATATATAATCATTCCATGTAAAAATTTATACCATTATTTTTTTTGCGATCCTTATCGGCGGTATACTCAGAGCAATCTTCAAGATACTCACAATTATGACAAAGAAAGCATTCCTTACAACCTTTACATTTAGTACACTTATTGCAACGTCTGCACTTGGTGCAGTAGTCACAATTCTCACATTCTGTAGAAAAAAGGCAATAGTTGCAATTAGAGCAATCCTCACAAAAGTTACAAGAGACACATTCAGAGCATTTTTCACAGTTGTGACAATCCCAACACCCCTTATTAGTCTTATTTTGTTCCTCATAATTAGGGTTACAATTTGCAAAGAACTGAGATACACCATTAAGAGACTTATCTGCCCTATTTAGAAAGTCTTCGTAGCTATCGTATATTTGGGTTGTATTCATTAGGTGTCAGCTTTCTTTACATTTGATTGATATAATCTTTAGGAAAGGGCTTATGTTTTTGTTTTTCGATGTGGCTTAATAGTCGCCTCTTCGTCTCTCTTTCTGCTTTTTTTCCCGCAGTTCGAACATCCAAGATTTTACTTTTAATCAATTGCCACTCTTCGGGCTCTATAGGAATCACCGTTCCTTTATAAGAAATTTCAATGTCTCTTACTGTGTGGTAGGTGACATCACTATAATTGCTGTAATTATAATTCACATTTATATCATTAATAGCAAAAACACCTTTTCCGTAATTACCTTTACTCCCATCCTCGTTTATGCTGTCACCCTTTTCTGCTAGCTTCTCGTAGGTAATCAATTCGACTAACTCTAAAATTTTAGGATGAATGGGCTTTGTTTCAGCCTCTTCAGGTATCTTTTTTTTGAACCAGGTAAACATTTTGATCTCCTTTTAATTGTTGCATGATTAACTTATTAAGCATCCTGGCCCTTTATTATTAGCAGACCTTCTCTTGCCAGGTCTTTTCTTGCTAGATTTTTTGGAATGGTCATAATCTGGGCCCTCTGTAAGGCCTATGTTTTCTTTATCATCTCTTGCTTTGCGAGAAGGAAAAATTGTAAGTTTATCGTTATGGTTTTCCATGTTCCTTGTTTCCTCTAGAAGTTTATCCTCATTCCATCCTAAATCATACAAGTATAATCTCAGATCATTCGGCCGATATTTTAATGCAATATCACCAATCAAGGCGCCCATATGTTCAATCAAATATTCTCTAATTTCGCCAACGGTCAGATCGCCGTGTTTTTCAATGCCTACAAATAATTTAGGGTTATGGAATGCTTTGCTAAGTGGAGCATACGCCCCCACCCTAACATTTGTATTAAGGGCTTGGGCTATTTCTCCGATATTTTTATGTAATCCGCCTTCACTTTTAGACAAAATAAAGATGTCTGGGTTTGCACCTTTTAGCATGGTTTGTATCAATTCTTTGTGTTCGTTATTTACTGGCATTTTATATTCCTTTTTTTGTTTGCATTTTGCTTCTCCTTCAAAATCTTCTTAAGGGTTGCGAGCACGGCTGACACAAGCTCAAATTCAAAGTTTGCTTTTATTACTCTTTCTTCCCCAATTAGTATAGAAGCCTTCATGGTTGCTTCATCGCGTCCCTTTACTTCCTCAATAACTTTCTCTATTGCGTCCTTAATAACCATTTCTTGAATGGCCTTAATTTTACGTTCCTTGAATTCATCCAAAATAGTCATATTTTATCCTTTTTATTATCCTTTAGAATTACTTTCAGTGGGCTTCCAATCAAACGGTTGCTCCTCTGATTGAACTTCTTTTTTTACACACTTATCAAGAAGTTTTTCTGATTCCGACCTGAAATCAAAGTGTATTTTAGTTGCTTTGGAAATGTCCCATTCTGATAGGCAATCATTAAACAAGCCGATCTTCTCCTTTTCTTCCAAGGCGTTAAATTCTTTTAATTGTTCAGGAGTAAGCTTTTTTATTCTTGCTTCTTTTATGGCTAAGTTCTTTGCGGCTTCCTTTAACCTATTTTTCTCTCTTTCTTTAGTCCACCTCTCTCTTTCTTTTTCCTCCTTAATTTTATTCGCATCAAATTCTTTTTCTCTTTTAATCTGATCAAGCCGCCCCATTTTACGCAACGTTTTAAAAAAGAAATCGTCTCGTACTTTTTCTTCATCGTTGATATCTACGAAATGACCATTTATTGAAACGCCATAATCAACGTAATAGTTATCATCATCACCACCATATACAACCTCTCTCTGGATCGTTTTTATCTTAGCCAAGTCTATGAAATTTAAATTATTCACTAAAGAGAGTACCTTTTTTTAATTTTTTAAGCATTTTCATCAAGAATTTTTTCGGTATCTCCCAACCACTGAGATCTGCTTTTATAGAATGAATAGATGGAACTGATGTTACGTCCCACTCTTTTTCTTCTGCCTTTTCAGCTTTTAGCCTCTTTTGATTTATAGCCTCGCGCTTTTTTAGATCTCTACTTTGTAGGTTGCCCTTCTTATCTAAATCCTTCTCTTTTTTAAACCGATCAGATAGATCCATTTCACTTAATAGCTTAAAGAATAATTTATCCCTTTTCTTTTCCGTATCAAGCTCAATATAGTAGCCGTTTATAATGATACAGTGAGTCTCATTATAACCATTCAGCATGTAGAAATCTCTTTTGATGGTTTTTATCTGGGTTGAGTCTATGAATTTTAGATTTGTCATAGCGAAGTCCTAATTGTTGTATCGTTTCTATAGATCATTAAGCTTTCTAATTTTTGTAATCGCCCCTCAAGCTCAGCCACTTTTTTAACAAGATTTTGATAATCACTAGGAGGTGGTGGATTGATCCGGTAAAAATTATCGGAAGGCTCAGCTGTAAATGAATTCATTTTACCCTCGCTCTCTTAAGCCTACCGCTTTCTATATTTTCTTGTAGGCCAGCTTCGTCATCGGCCTTTTCCTTTTTAATCCTATCAAAAAGCCCCATCTTACGGAGTATTTCAAAGTAAATAATTTGCGTTTCCTCGTGAGTGGTAGATGGTGTCTCATCATGACGGAATACAAGGCAAGTGCCATTTATCATAATGGAATGTTCATATCCAACGCTCCATAAGCCAATAGTTTTTATTTTACTAGCATCTACAAAATCCGCCTGAACATGTAGCTCCTCATTCTTCTTTAGTAGAGCCGCCTCTGATTTAAGATCCTCTTCAGAGTCACGGGCTTGCTCTTTGTCCACCCTTTCAAGTAATGACATAGTGCAAAGAGCTCTATAATAAGAAACATCTCTTACTGCTTTTGAATCAAACTCAACATGAGTATCATTTATCAATATCGCGTAAACCGTTTCATATGTATATTTTTCCTCCGTCCTTTCAATTTTCTTAATTTTGTCTGGATTTTCTAAAAGATAGATTATGTAGTCTTTCATTTGGCTTCCCTTTTTGTTTTCTTTGTTTTATTCTTCTTTGCCTTCCTCTTTGCCGCTTCCCTTTCTATAGCAGTTCCCTTTGTGGCAGCCTTCTTTGTCTCCTCCGTTGCTTCATTTATTGTTAAATAAAACCTATTAAAAACCCCCCTGCGTAGAGTTAAAACTTCGCCCTTTGTTTCGATACAATCCAACAAATCATTCAGAGAGTTAAATGGTAATTGAATCCTTGACTGGCCTAGCATAATTTTTCTATCGCTTCTAATGCCCGTCATGTCTGACGCTTGAAAACATTCGCCTGTATTGAACTCCCCCAAGCCTGACTTAATGTTAGCGCATTCCTGTAAATCGGTTAACTTAAGCTTCTCTAATTCATTGATTTTTTTTGATAGTTTAACTAGATCCCTAATGTTGCTTAAGATAGCCCAAGAGTTAAGCATTGTGGCTATACTTATAATTATAAATAGATATATCATTTTACATTCACCTCTTTAACATTTCTCTGAAAATAATCGCGCTCTAATATCGTTAAATCAAACCCACCAGCTTTAAGCTCAACCACCAAGGGGCACGCGTTCCCCATAACAATGCCTAATAAAGCATCTAGTGAATCGATCTCTACAATTTCCCCGTCAGGCACGGCCCAGCTTTTTAGAAGAAATACCCTCCCTTCTGCCGCTTCCGTATCTTTCTCTTCGTCTCGCTCTTTTCTCAGTTCGATCAGAGTTTCGCTATACTGTAAACTTTCAGCCAGTCCTATTCTTTTCGATACCCTTACCTTTCCCCCCATGCTTGGGGAAAAAACTACTGGATCTACATCAGATTCTACAAGAGCCTTCTTTTCCGCAAGAGACTTTTCTACTGTAGTCTTTTGTGTTTCTGGTGGTGTTCTATGATCCATAGCCTCGCTTATTTCTTGCTGCGCTTCCCCTGCAAGAATTATCTCCTTGATCTTTTCTTCAACACTACCACCCCATACCAAACGCGTGGGCAACATCTCCTTCAGCTCTTTTTCTTTTGCATCCCCCTCCTTTATCTTTTCATTACGCGCCTCCTCAAGCTCTAACTTAGCATCGCTTAATTCTTTCTCTTTTAGTGCCATTTCCTTTTTATGCTTTTCTGCTTCTTTAGCTTCAGTCTTTAACCTTTCCTCCCTTTCTTTTTTTTCTTTTTCTTGAGCCTCCTTCCTTAGCGCCTCCAATTTTTCCCTTTCTTTTTCTAGCTCTTTTTTATGTTTCTCAGCCTCCTCAGCAGCTTTTTTCTTAGCCTTCTCCTCACGCTCTTCGTTAGCCTTCCTTAAAGCTTCCAGTTCTGCCTTTTGTTTTTTTACTTCAATGGCTTTGATTTTTTTCTGCTCTAACATTTCGCTAGACATCTTAAAAAAACGATCAGCTTCCCCTTGAAATTTCTGCCAATCAAATATTATTAATACATTCAATTCTACAATCGCAAGCTCTATACTCGTTACGTCATCACCGTGATATTTACTACCAAGATCCCGTATTTCACCAAGCCTAGAGTTAGACGCCTTTATTCTCTCCTTCTCCTTCTCTTCATATTCACTAAGCGGCTTTCTAAAATTTACCCTTATTTTTTCAAGTTCCTCTTGTAGCTTGTTTCTTTTTTCATTGACGTAATCAATTCTTTTCCTCTCTTTTTCAACTAGAGCTTTACCGCCTTCGTCAAGTGCTGCTTTAGCTTTATTAAGGGTGTATGCGTGTGATTTAATTTCGTCACGCCCTTTTTGTGTGGACATGTCGCGTTTAAAATTAGCAACGTTTTTGCTAGTTTCCGCTATAAATTCATCGACATTATCACCGGTAAAAAACGTGAGATAGTCTATATTTTCAATTTTTATTAATGCCGACATTGTGATCTCTTTTAATTAAGTTAAGTTATTTTATTATCTTACTTCTAAATAGTCACCAAAAGTCCAGAAATCCAAAGGAACAGACTCGCCATCAATAACGCTATAAACTGCTATTTTCTTTACTGACTCGCCTATGTCCATAATCAAAACAGCGTCTATTTTTTTCTCATTTACAACACACCTCTTGCCGTCAACCATCCATTGTATTAATTCCAGTTCATCTTTTTGGGAAGCCATATAAACTCGTCCAAGATTTTCGACAGTAGTACACATTACAGACTCTTTTACCAAAGAAACATTTTCTGCAAGTGCTGTTGAGGATATTAATATGAACGCAATAAGAGAGAGCTTTATTTTATTAAACATAATCGTGACCTTTTTTATTGTTGATAATCATCATGATATGTCAACTTCTAATTCATGTCAACTTTTAATTCATTATTTATTTGAAATAAGAAGGAATGTCTGTTAATATTGATTTATGGGCATTGCCCACGAGTTTGCGCTAAACTCGGCTATGTAAGTTCCTTGTATGTGGGGTTCCGCAGGCTCCTCGTAAATAGCATGCAAGGCTATGGCTCATGTAATTCCTTAAATGTGGGGTGTCGTGGACGCATTGCAAATAGCATTTAAGGTTGTGACTTTTGTATTAAAAAGCCCCTGAACCACTCATATTAAATCCTAAATTCCCTGGAACATCCATATCCAATTCTGCATTATTCACTACTCCAGGAGGGGCGGCAATATTTATAGTTCCGTTTAATGTATTGGCCGCAGCAGCCATAGGAGTCTGATTAATAAGCGCTTGAGTCATATTGCCGACATTATAATCACGCCCTGGCATTGTTGGCGCATTTTTCTTGAAAAGCCCAAAGCTAAGTTTTTCAACTACTGTAGGAAAATCAGTACCCTTAAAACTTTGAAGTTTAGACTCAGGCGTTTTTCCAATAATTTTATCTAAAAATTTAGCAATATCAGAAAGCAAAGCTCTAAACGGCTTCCACGAGTTAACAAGAGCGCTTCCAGCCCTTATGAACCATTCAATCGATCCTAAAGCTAATATTATGCTGTCACGAAAATTCTTTATGCTGCAAATGATCTCTTTCCAATAGGCTATTATTGCTACTATTGCCGATATCAGAGCTATTATACCCAAAGTAATTAACGTTATGGGCCACGTAACAAATTGCACTGCTATACCCACGGTTATTAATACAGGCAACAAAAATGCTAACGCAGCAGCAAGTCCTAAAACTGCTATCATCATCTTTTTAACAAATGGACTTGAATTTGATACCGCCCTAAAGAATTTTGCTGAGGTTTTTAGTATTTTTATAAAAATACCATTAAGGCCTGCATCTCCTACAGCAAGATTCATGCCTTCAAATGCTGATATAGCCTCCTTTAATGCCCCAGGAAGTCCTTGCATTCTTGTTTTTGCCATTCTCTTTGATGCGCCATCTACCTTTTCAAGCTCCACCCTCATGTCTTTAGTGAAGGTTTTCGATGCTTTCATCTTAGCGACAAAAGCGTTCATTACACGAGTTCCACGCTCTCCAAATATCGAGTTCTTATCTGCTGCGGTTAAGTTAGCTTCAGCAAGCTTAGTCATGATTCCTGTAAAATCTTTTATAGTTCTGCCGCGATCTCCGCTAATATCTGAGGCCACGATGCCTAGTTTCTTAAATACTTTTATTGCCTTGTTGCTAG